CCTACAGCTCCTTTCGCGCCCTTAATGCCGAAGCTCGCTGAGCAGGCTATATATAAGAGGTGTTTATAATAATCCGGAAGTGATTGCAAGGCAATAAAGCCTTTATGAATATGTTCCGTCATTCCGGGGAAAAAAACTAATGTCGCGGGCGCCAGTAGGCAAATTAAAATTGCTTCGTCTTTCCACGACCCTTTCATTTGGTCTACGGCTGATGCTTCCCATGCTACTTTACCAGCGATCTGATCTTCTTTTAATTTAGTTGCTGCTTTAACTTCTGTAAGTTTTAATTCTGCTTTTGCTTTTTTTGTATTAATAAAACCCTTGACGCCGTCTGCAACGACGCCAAGAAGAGGTTTAGCTAATAATTGCCAAACCATAAATTAGATTGCTCCAATTATTATGATTACGACCACTGCGACAATAGCCGCCTTGATCCAGTCTTTCATTTTCCAGTCACTCCATTCTTTTAGGTGTGCCCATAGATCTTTTATTAAATTCATTTTTCCTCCTAGTGTTGAGACAAGTCAAAATCTGCTTCGAACTTAACGCCTTTTGTCAATTTTAAAACTTCATCCAACTTATTCAATGCTTCTATTATATTATGTTCACAGTTTAAGCAACCACAATGACATTTACCATCATTATTATGGTGGCATTCATGCCCACAATGCCTACAAAGTGCCATTAATGTAAGGTTACTTTTTGATATTGGTGGTTTTCTAAACCTTCTGCAAAAGCATAAATCATATCTTGTGTCTGTTCTGGACCCAACATATTTAAATAAATTGTCTTTGCTACAACCATTAATGATGCACTTAGTGCCATTGGATCTTGCGGATGTTGGTCTGCAAAAGCAAATACTTCATCTAAAATTGCTTTTGGACTACTTTTTTTTAGTAGTTTTTCTTTTTTTAACAACTTTTTTGATTTTTTTCTTAACAACTTTACCACCTTTAGATAAATATTTAGGTATTAAGGTATTTTTTATACCCTTTGCTATTTGATTAGGTGATCCTACCTCAAAACCCTTCTTTTGACCATACTTTTTCTGTAAAAGTTTTGCTACTTTTGCACTAATTGCCATCTTTTTTTCCTCTTTGCCCGGATAGAGTTACTTCTGCTCTTAGATCTGCTTGATCTTCTTGGCTTTGTAACTTTTCTTTGTCCATATCATCTTTTTGTTGTAGTTTTTCACCTTCAAAATTAAGTTTTTCTACATCTAAGTCTAATTTTTGTTCAGCAAGACGTTTATTTTGTTGAATTTCTTGTGAACGAATGTTTAGTTCTTGTTGTTTTAAATCAATTAATGGATCAGAACTTTCTCCTTCAAGATAATCTTGTTCACCACCAACTAACTCTTCTGTCATTTCCACAATTTTTTGTGCGACTTGATTTTCTATTTCCATTTGGAACTGTTGTTGTAGTTCTGGTGGTATTTGCCCACCAAATTGTTGTGCTTGTTCTTCCATCTCTTGTTTATTTTCTTCCATGACTTCTTCTCTTGCCATAAATGATAGATGTTCCGATATATGTGATTGTAGTATTCCCATTGTGGGTGGATTATTTTTTACCAACATTGAGGACATAAATGCTTGATGCGCACTGATATGTGCTTGATGATTTTGTCCTTGGAATACTTGTAGCTTCATCATTTGCAGTGATTTAGAATTCTCCATTCCGGGATCTTCCGGTTGGGGTTGTTGGGGAGGTGATAATATCTTATCAATATCCCTTACACCAAGTGCTTCGTACATACGTCTGTATGCTTCATGCATGTTGTGCATTTGCGGATTAGACGTAGCCATTTGCATTTGAGTTTGTGCCAGCGTTACCCGCTGAGACATAGAAAAAATGTTCGGATCAGAAACGGGAAGTATATCGACGCGCTCATCAAAGTCTTGTTGTTTAATAACTCTATTTCCACCTCGAACAGCATAAGGATACTCAGCAGGTAAACTTTCAGCAAATACTCGTGATAGTAATTTAAATTCAACTTTTTGTGCGTAATGTAATCGTTTATGTATAGCGTTCATCACTTTCGTGCCG